TTATCTGATAAGGTTGAGATATTGTATTTCAGACCATATCGCTCTGGATCTTACTACTATTCTCCTGTTGATTATCAGGGTGCTTTACCATATGCTGAGTTAGAAGGAGAGGTTGCAAACTACCATATCAATAATATCAAGAATGGACTTGCTCCCTCAATGATCGTTAATTTTAATAATGGAGTACCTCCAGAGGAGGAGAGAAACATCATTGAATCACAGATTAAGCAGAAGTGGGGTGGATCAAGTAATGCAGGAAAGTTTATTCTTTCATTCAATGATAGTGCTGAGACTGCTGCAAGTATTGAGCCTGTTCAGTTATCAGATGCTCACAATCAATATGAGTTCCTATCTAAGGAATCTCAGCAGAAGGTATTGGTTGGACATAGAATCACATCTCCTATGTTGTTTGGTGTTAAGGATCAGACAGGGTTAGGGAATAATGCTGATGAGATTAAAACGGCTTTCACTTTGTTTGATAATAGTGTTATCAGACCTAAGCAGAATCAGGTGATTGATGCGATAGATCAGATCCTAGCTTTCAATAATGTTTCCTTAGACCTGTATTTCAAAACACTTGCTCCTTTAGAGTTTACAGAAGTTGAGGAGGTACAAGATGAGAAAACTCTTGAGAAGGAAACAGGGATTAAGATGAGTGCCCCTGAGTTCACTAAGGAGGATGAAAAGGAATGGCTTGAATATCTTGCTGATAAGGGAGAGGATGTTGATGAAGAGGAATGGGAATTAACTGCCGTTCAGGATGTGGATGATCCAGATAAGGAAGATGAGATTGTAGAGGCTATTACTTCTGTTGCTATGAGATCTGTTGCTTCCTATGGAGATGCTGAGGAGAGATCTTCAGGAGATGCAGGAATGTTCAAGATTCGTTACAGATATTCAGGATCATTAAGAGATAACTCAAGAACATTCTGTGTTGAGATGGTTGGATTATCTGATGGAGGCAAAGTATATAGAAAGGAAGATATCAATCAGATGAGTTTCTCTGGAGTGAATGGGCAGTTTGCTCCTAAGGGGAGAAGTACATATTCAATCTTTAAGTATAAAGGAGGAGCGTATTGCCACCATAAATGGCAGAGGCTAGTTTATATGAGAAGAAGGGATGGAGGGAAGTTCTTGCCTAAGAGCAAAACAGAGGCTCTAGAGAATGATAGAAGAGTATCACCAAGTGCAGCATCTGGAGCAGGAGTACCACAGAGCAAGATCAATCCTAAGGATTATGATACTGCTAACACTAGACCAATTGATATGCCTAACAGAGGAAAACTAAACTAAGATGGCTGAGATATTATTTGTATCACCTAGTGATGTTATTAAGAGAACAGGAATCAATGGGAATGTTGATAGAGATCAGATGATTCAATTCATTAAGATTGCTCAGGATATTCATGTTCAGGGGATTCTAGGAACTAAGTTATTCAACAAGATAAAGAGTGATATTACAGGAGATTCTTTAGCAGGAGATTATTTAGCCCTTTTTACGGACTATATTCAGGATATGGTAATCCACTATTCAGCAATAGAGATACTGCCTTATATCCATTACAAAGTAGCAAATGGAGGGATATATACTAAAGGATCTGAGAATGGAACTAGTGTTACTAAGGAGGATCTTGATTATTTAGTACAGAAGGAGAGAGATATTGCAGAACATTATGCAAGAAGATTTGTGGATCATATGGCGTTTTATAATTCTAAGTTCCCTGAATACAATTCAGCATCTGATGATGATATGTATCCTAGTAAGAATCAAAACTTCAATGGATGGGTTTTATAATTAAGAATACTTACAAGCCAAAGGTGGAGAACATCCAGAAGCTAAAGAAGTATATCATGAAAAAGAATAGCAAGAAATGAGTGATCTAGAAGGCTACGGAAAAATCTATGATTCTACTAATTGGGGAGTAGGCAGAGATAACAACATTAGTTGGGGTATAGTCTATGCCAATTTAGGAAGTATAGTGCCTCAACTTGTAAGTGCTTTTGTTACTAAAGTAGAAGGTGATGGTGGTAGTGTTGAGAATACTGCTTGTCTTACTACTGATGTTGAATTTCTAACTCAAAACCCTTAAGATATGAGTTTTTACGATGATGCAAGTTTAGTTTTCTTGCCAAGCGGTGGTGCAGGAAAAGACACTAAAGCGTATAGCATAAAGCCGACAAACGGAGATGGGGACTTCACCTTTTCAAGAGGTTCAAACCTAACGGCTACAAGGGTAGATAGCAACGGACTGATAGAGAAAGGAAGGGAGAACTTGCTATTACAAAGCAATTCTTTTAATACTACTTGGTCATTAAGTTCTACAAGTGTTACGAGTGGGCAATCGGGTTACGATGGTAGTTCGGATGCTTGGTTATTAAATAGCACTACTACAGGTTTTCCAAGAATTGCTCAAAATGTTACCTCAAGTGGCGTAGCTACTTATAGTATTTATGCTAAAGCCGCTGCGGATAGCTTTATACAATTAAAGACATTTGGCGCAGATTCGGAAGTTTGGTTTAATTTAAGTTCGGGAACTATTGTATCTTCTTCGGGTAGTCAGTATATTACCTCAAACATCCAAAGCGTAGGCAATGGGTGGTATAGATGTTCAGTAACTTTTAACGGCTCTCTAACTTCTTTAAGAGTATATCCTGCAAGTGCTTTTGGTGTATATAGCACAAGTGGTAATGGAGTGTACATCCAAGATGCCCAATTAGAACAAGGTTTAGTAGCTACGGAATACATTGAATCGGGAGCGACAAAAGGCAAGGCAGGTATTTTAGAACACTCCCCAAGATTTGACTATAGCAATGGGGCAAGTTGTCCGAGTTTGATTTTAGAGGGGAGTAGGACTAATGAAATAGGGTACTCGGAATACTTTGAAGGATGGACACCACAAGGAAGCCCAACAATAACAAGTAATTACGGAACAAGCCCAGAAGGATTACAAAATAGTTCAAGGTTAAGATATACTACTGATTCTGATTATATAGAAACAAGTGTTACCAATACATCAGGAGTTTTTACTATTTACGCTAAAGGTACTGGAAATCTAATACTAACGGATAGTGGAGCAAATGCCTCAAGCACTACTGCTTTAACCTCATCTTATCAGCGTATAGAATTATACTTTTCTACAAACACTACAACGCTACAAATAAAAACCGATAGCAGCGGATTAGATGCTGAAGTATATGGAGCGCAATTTGAGAATGCTACCTACAAAACATCATACATCCCAAATCATAGTGGCGGCAGCGTTACGAGGGAGGCGGATGTTTGTACTAATTCAACTGGAGGCGTAAGCCAAACGGAGGGAACTATTTTTATAGATTATAAAGATTCTCCAAATAAGGATGTTTTATTTGCTTGTTCTACATCTTCTGGGCTTATTACAAACAACATAAGATTAAGCTACAACCAATTATATATTAGAAATAGTACAGGAAATTTAGTGGTAGCAAGTGTAACGCTACCCGATGAGGGTAAATTAGCTATAAAGTACGATACTAACGGAGTAAAAATTTTTTCCAATGGAAATTCTACGCCAATATATACCAATTCTACTCGTATATCTTTTGATGGTTCAGTAGATTTTGTACGAGTAGGCTCAAGAGTAAATAATGCGGGAATAGAGCAATTTAATGTAAACCAATTCTTGATTTTTACTACTGCCCTATCCGATAATAACTGCATCACGCTAACCTCTTAAACCGATGGATATAACAAGAAAATACGAGTTCGTAGATGAGGCAGAAGCTAACGCTGCTATTGACCTTTTAAGAAACGAAGAAGGCAACCTCACGCAATCGGTGGTTAAGTTAGGCTACCTAACCATTACACCAGCCGTAATAGATGAGGAAGGCAACACCATAAAAGAAGCCGTAGTATCTACAAAATACGCAGTAGATGTAAGTTGGTCTACCGAGCCTATACAATCTTGGGATGCTTATATGGTTTTTCCTACTCCTATGGGTATTCACAACTTTGGAAGTTCAAGCCAAAGAGACGAGTACTCAAAGACTTACTGCGAATTACATCCAGATAGTGAGTATTGCAATCCACCTGATCCTGAAGAATAATGGGAAAGAATAGATACAATGTACCTCAGGACAAAAGAAGAGCCTGTTTGTGTAGAGATAGAGATACATATTCTAGAGAATGTTGCGAGGGAGATTATATAAATCAAGGAATAGGATCAATAACGAAAGATGAAACTGAGTAAGAATTTATCATTAGCTGAGGTTACTAAATCAAATACTGCTATTAAGTATGGGATCAGCAATCAACCCACAGGAGAACATCTATCTAATCTGATCCAGATAGCCAATAAGATCTTCCAACCATTGAGAGATCATTTCAATACTCCTATTGCAGTAAGTTCTGGATACAGGTCTAAAGCATTGAATGATATGATTGGAGGAGCATCAGGATCTCAGCACATGAAAGGAGAGGCATTTGATATAGATGCAGATGCTTATGGAGTGATTGAGAATTGGCAGATCTTTGATTATATAAAGAATAACCTAGAGTTTGATCAACTTATCTGGGAGTTTGGAGATGATTCAAATCCTGATTGGGTTCATGTATCTTACAAAACGGAGAACAATAGAGGGGAGATCTTGGAGGCTTTTAAAAAGAATGGGAGAACTCAATACAGAAGAATATGAACACTACTGATTTGAAAGTATATTTAATGAATG